TTCCCGCGTCGCTTGGCGGTCTTGGTCATTGTGTGTTCGCCATTTCCATTGGGCAAGGCGCAACCTCACCGAATACTGCCTCGTACAGCCTGCGCCCCTCTTGCCAATCGGTCTCCCAATCGCCGTCTGATGAGATTATGGCGCATGAGCCGTAGATAGTCTTGGCACGAATGAGTATCGCCGTTACTACTGCGTCATAGGGTCGCATAGCCGTTTTACAGAATGAGAAGTAGTGGCTCTCACCCTTGCGCCACTCAGCCTGCTCAGGTATGCCTGCCCAATAGAAGGTCTCATAGTCGTGTCCGTTAGAAGCGTCGCCGTTCAGGGCGAACTCAAACTCACCAAATGAAGCCTCGCCCTCTCCGAAAGCGTCACGGATACGTATGCCGTTGGCATTGGCGTAATCCACGATTGCCTTAGCGTCTAATGCGAGTTTTCCATAGAAGTAGGCAGAACCAGCGTTTTTCACGGGTCGCCTAACGTAGTGTGTGTATCCCATAGTCAGGTCAGTTTATCGGTCATAATAACTAACCGAAACCTCACGCCCCTTCGTTCGTGCGAGCCAAGTAGTCGGCAAGCCAGCCGTCGCCGTTGGATACCCACAGAACAAGTTGGCGCATTACGGCCCCGACTTCGTCGTCGGTCATTTCCTTACGAAGTTCGGAGAGTTCGGCATTTACCTCAGCGAGTTGGTTAGCGTCAGAAGGTTGCTCATCTTCCAACTGCCAGCGCACCAGAAGGTTGAGTATGTAGGCTTCCATAGCCATTTGACTAACAGGGCGTGAACCCTCAGTCATGCTCTTTGTGGCGTCTAGAAACTCAGACAGGGTGGGGTACAGAGTGGCGGTCATACCGCCACCCCCACCGTAACCCTCGTATGAGTCTTATGGCTGACAACCTGACCTACTGCGTCGTGGGTAATGTCACCCGACGCAACAGCCTTGTCAAACTTCTTGGTATCCACTTTCAGGGCGGTCACCTTGTCAAATGCGTTAGGTGCGACCATGCGGAGAGTGTCAATGTCAAAGACACGGTTGTTCACTTCCTCAATGGCAACAACGTGTCCGTCGCTCGTTGCGTGGCGAGTAATGCCAGCAAGTGCGAAGTCTGCTTCCAGCGTCGCACGGTGTTTGGCAAGTGCTTCCTCAGCCTCTTTCAGGGCGTCGTAAGCCTTCTTGTAGTTGTCTGCGGTGTTTGTGAGTGGTGTGTTCATGCCCCTCAGTCTATCGGTCATAATGTGTAACCACAACCCTGTGGATAACTTTGTTCACTTGTGATGCGCCCGCGTGAGAGCGGCCCCGCCAGCCGCACCTGCGGCGGCGTTGTGGAAACCCCACCTTATGTATTCCTATTTCTTACGGTGGCGGAAAGGGTCAGCACATCTGGAACCCACCACAGCCCTCCAAGAAGTCTGCGAATTCGGCAACATTTTTCACCGAGAACGGATAGCCAGCCTGCCAATTCTCATTTGTGCCAACGCCGTCACAGCCGTTACACCAGCCGTGTGTGCGACCAGTAAGTATTTGGTTCTCTGGCGAAAGTTCCTTGTCTGGCATACCCATTTCTACGCCAACCTCGTCGGTGCGAATACCAGTAGCACCACACCAGCGACAGTCCTCACGGTGAAGGCTCGCCTGATACTCACGGTACTTGCGCTCGTACTCAGCCACAATGCCGTTTATCAGGTCGTGGCGAAGTGCTTGGGCGAGTTTTAGCGCATTTTCGGCGTCAAGACCCTTGCCGTCGTTCAAGTGCCAATACTCCTCGTCACAGCCACTTGTGGCGATTTCGCCGTGTTGCGACAAGCAATAGTCGGCTAGCGGTCTCCACCACCACCAGTTATTGCGGAAGTATTCGCCTTTTTTGTTTGTCGGCTCTAAGCCGAAGATGTCCATTCCCATAGTTCCTTCATTCTATCGGTCATAATGCGTAATGCCAACCTGCGTGATTGCTGCCCCGCAGGCGCAACCAAGGTCGGGTGGGGTTTCCCCCACCCGAACTCCTGACCACTTACAGGTACTCAGACACCGAGCGCAGAGTGTTTGCTGAAACATACTCATCATCTGAGAGTTCCAACATACGCAGAGCGTTGGTAATCGCTTCCTTGTCGTTGCGCCAGCGATAGTCCTCGTAGGTCTCGGGCTGTTCTGGCTTTTCGGGCACAAGCGACTTCGGAATAGAGACAGTCACGGAGAACTCTTTGGTGGTCTTGCGCTGATTACCGTAAAAACGGTTTTCGTCTGCGCTTTCCAGAGTTGCCTTGCCAGACTTGACAAGTTTGAGAATGGCGGCGGTGTACGCTTCCATTTCCTTGTCGTATTGAGCCTTCTTCTTGTCGTTGTTCTTGAAGTCGGTTTCCAACTCTTTCAGTTTTGCTTCCAGAGTGGTAATCAACTTGGCTTTCTTGATTTTCAGGTTGAGCGACTTAGCCATTAGCCGTCACCTGTTTGGTTGTGTGTTTCATGCCCCTCAGTCTATTGGTCATAATGAATAACGCCAACCCTGAGAAACGGAAATGTTTGTCCTTTTTGCGTGTTGTCTGAGTGTATCGGTCATTATGGATTTCGCAACCCCCAGCCCCGCCTGCAGCAATCGTCACACAAACCGATTATCTACAATCCGATATAACGAAACGCGGGACCACAGACACCATTATGTTTATTTCTTACGGTGGCGGAAAGGGTCAGACTGAAACTTCGTAGAAGTGTGCGGGGTCTGGTGCTTTCTTGGTAATCAAGTATCCAATGCGATTGACGTAGTGGTAGCCATCAACGACTACCGTGCCATCGTCGCCGTCAATGTAAGTCCAGACATAGAGGTTTGGCTCTCTTGCGTTGGAGACGCCGACAACATAAAGGACTTCTTCGCCGTAGGTCTCAAACAGCAAGCCACCCAAGCCTGCGTCATCAGACAGGTGGTTCTCAATGGGTTGAAACTCTTTCTCCCACGCCTCAAAGTCCATGTGCTTTATGGTGAGTTTTACGGTCATGGCAGGAAGTCCTTTGCGATTTCTTTCTGTTCTGCGAGCGGAATGTACTTGGGTTCGTCGCCTTCCAGAGGAGAGACATCCCAGATGACATCCCAACCTGCGTCATGAACATCAAAGAGGCGGTCAGCGTGAATGGCTGCGTGATAGGCAGCCTCCTCGTCTTCCGCATCAACAACGAAGCGACCTTCAATGGACTTGCTAATGTTTACTAAGTATTTAGGCATACCGTCAGTTTATCGGTCATAATGACTAAATGCTACCCAACCGCCTCATCAACTCGCCGTGCAAGTCGGAGTCTCGGTCAACATCTTCTTTGGCGTCAAGGTCTTCCCACTGCTCTGTGTCGCCGTTCCACACGGCCCCGTCAGGGAAACGCGCATCGAGAGAACTGTGGTCAATGTGGAAGACAGGCTGTCCGTTGTCTACCCAGCACTCAACGATGAAGTAGTGCTTTTTCATTTCTTGCCGCCCATGTAATGCTCAATGATGCGACGAAGCCCTGCTCCGTGTTCATACCACTCGCCATGTGGGTCTGCGCCCTGTTCATACTCGGCTTTGAGTTCGGCTGGCAACTCGTCGGTGTCAATGATGATTGCGTCATCAACAGCGAAGTAGGTGTCAGTCCCTGGGTGTACGACGATGAGGTTCATGCTTGTATCTTATCGGTCATAATGCTCTATGCCAACTCTGCTTCTATGCGGAAGTTGGAAATGTCCATCGGCAACAAGTCGTCACCGATAGCGACGTCCATTGCCTTGCTCTCGGCGTCGGCCCCGTCCTCGGCGAATACCGTGACGGTCGTGATGTGGTAGTCGGCAACGAAATGTACGTTCCAACGTTGAAGCGTGTCGTTCACCATGAACTTTGGTATCCGAAATCCCACTCGTCGGACATTGACAAGGCGTTTTCAAGTATCTTCACCGTCAGTTCAAGGTCTGAGAAATAGCCCTCGTCATATTCCTGCGAGCCAAAGAAGAAGCCCTGCTGAGTCGGGAGAAGTTCGTCAGCCTTGCTGTGGTCAGCAATCACTTCCTTGCACAGGTCACGCAGTTCAGTCAGCCTCTCACGACTGACGTATGCCTCACGGCAGTCATCTTCGCCGTTCTGGCAGTTGTCCACGAACCATTGGTGAACGGCATTTGCTTTGCGCCAATAGCCGATTTTCATCTCAACAGAGATGCTTGGCAAGTTCTTTTCAAGATGCTTGGCATCATCGCCAATCATATTCTTCAACTTCAAGAAGTCGGTGTTCATTTGTTGCCAACGCTCGTTCTCGACTTTGTTTGAGCAGGTGTATTTCTTTGCGTAGAGGTATTGGTCTAATCCCATAGTGGTTTCAGTCTATCGGTCATAATGAATAATCACAACTTGACTACTCGTCGCTCCGCTTCTCAATAACGGCACGGATTTCGCTAAGGCTGTCTTTGAAGTTCCTACGCCATTCGTTCCACATGGCTTCGTCTTGCATCATGTGATTTGCGAGTTCCTCAAAGTCGCTCGGTGAGCGGTCTTTCCACCATGCGAGGTCGTCAGCATGGGGGACAAGACGTGGATGCGTAGACGCAAGTCCAAGCATCTCATTGACTTCTTCTTCAAGGTCGGCGGGCATCATGCTGATGACGTACGCCGTTTCGTAGTGGGTCCTGTTGCTCATGGCCGATGATTCTATCGGTCATAATGCGCAACTACAACTTGGCTTGCTCCATTGCGGAGATGTAGGCAAGGCGGATGTCAAGAAGGATGTCGGTCATCTCACCTGAAGACACAAGGTCCCGCCCTGCGCACTCGCGAATGGCGTGGTCAATCAGGGTCAAAGTTTCCTTATGGCTATCTTTTACGGTGGCGGAAAGGTCTGACATACATCTATCTTACCTTCCGAAATGCTCACCGACGATGAGCCACAGGTGTTCTGCTGAATCCGTGAATGGCTTGACAATCTGCTCATGTTTGCTGACGTATGAAATTGTTTGCACTGGCAAAGATTGGACACCTTGCGTGTGGAAGTTCAGCCAACCGCTTACTGGCGACCAAACATCAACACGAGCGTCAGAATAGTCGTCACGGCTGCCACGGCGAATCACAACGCGACACTTGTTCTTGTTGCCATGCGAGTCTTTCACATTACGAATTTCGGTGTATAACCATTCCTGCTGCCAATTGCGAAACGTAACGTCATGTCCGTCTTCGCTGTAGGTGTGGAATCCGTTATCAAGGGTCATGGTGTTGGTATCTTTCATGGTGCCATTCTATCGGTCATAATGAATAATCACACTTCTTCGTATGTGTCGTACCCATCGCATGCCTCAAAGTATTCGGTGCGGTCACCGAGCAGCCCCGCAATGCGGGTAAGCAGGGCGGCGATTATCTTGTCCGATTCCTTGTTCCAAGCATCTTGACTGTCGGCGTGTTCACATTTGGGAACCGAAAAGGCGATGCTGTAGGCGTGGTTGTATGTGGTCATGACTTGCCCTCCCACTTCAACCGCTCTTGACTTCCCTCTTCTGTCCAGAATGGGAACCCGACGAACTCGTTGAAGATGCAGAAGTCGTCATACTCAGCACTTGGCTCTTCGCCCCACGATGTACCGCCCGTAACACGGAACTCACGACCGCCATCAAAGAAGATGCCCGATACGTCCCGATTACCATCACAGCCGTACACAAGGTCTATGGCATAGGAGATGCGTTCCTTGACACGGCGTTGCAGGTCGTCGGACCAGTCCTCGTCAGTGAATCCAAAGAAACCAGAGTCTTCCATGCGGCCCAAGTCGGCCTCGGTGATAACTAACCTCTCGAGCCGCTTACGGCAGTCCTCTATGGACTCCCGAATCTCAACGGTCGCAAGAATAAGGTCGGCGCCCATTACTTCACCCCATGCATCTGCTGGTACTCGGGATAGGTGTTCCCGATGATTTCGTGCGGATTGGACTCCTCGTAGCACTCAAGATTGAGTGAGCCATCATCGTTGAATGACAGGATGATGTTGTAGATGGTGTCCTTCGTGCCGTCTGTTCGGACGATGTTGACTTCGGCCCGACATAAGCCTGGGTCCCAGTCATTGAGCGGAATGTCTGCAATTGGGATGTTTAGTTCGTGTTTCATGACATCATTCTATCGGTCATAATACTCAACTGCAACCTCAGATGAGTTCTTTCAGGGCTTCATCCCACTTATCGTCGTTGTCATCATCGGCAATAGCGTGTAGGAAATAATAGGTCTTGCTGTGCTTCATGGATAGTTTATGAAACATGGCGAACATTGCTTCGCTGTCTTCGCCTTCGCCGTTGAAGATACTCTCAAACATCTTGAGAATGTCATCTCGTTCAGTTTCTGGCATTTCGCCCCATGCTTGCATGATTTCATTCATCATTTTCTGGGACATCATTTCGTTGATTATTTCTTCAAGTGGGTTTTCCATGTCGTTGAGTTTATCGGTCATAATGCGCAATCACAACCAAGGGCGACGGCCAACGAAATGCATAGAGATGCGATAGGGCCGCTCACGTTCAGGTACGCCGACCCAGGCCCCGCCGCAATGGCCGCACCCGAAATATTCACGTCCCTTATGTGGCTCTGATTGTTCGCTGTACTGGTATTCATGCTCGCATACCGCTTCGCGAACTATCTGCTTGATTTCAGAGAATAAACGTTTCACGATTCGTCCCCTGCATCTTGCGGTTCGTCGTAGATTTCTCCGTCTTCACCTTCGTAGAATCCTGTGTAAATGACAATCTGGCCTTCGTTATCTACTTCGTGGCTGAATTCATCAATTGCATCAAAGAGCAACTTCAGGCGTAGTTCTTTTTGTTTTTTACTCATAACTTCATTTTATCGGTCATAATACCCAACCACAACCTGACATGGAGTCAAAGGGGAGGGCATTCGAATGCGCGCGTCAACTGGCCCCGCTCCTGTACAACGCTGCACTCAGCGTTATACCCAGTGACTGACGACACGAAATTTGCAGGTTGCAAATTGACGTGGCTATCCCCTACGGTGGTGGAAGACAACTACAACATATAGGGAGAAATAAACATGAAAGCAAAACAGTCGCCGATGATTGTCAACACGGCAAAAACAGATGGCATTATCACGCCAATCAAGTACGCGCGTACCAAAAATGGCAAGATTGACCTTGATGCCTACAAGGGGAAGAAAGGACAAATCAAGGAAAACAATTTGACGATTGATGTCAACATTGTTGATTCTCGAGTTCGTTACGGGCATCTCGACCTTCGCGTTACGCCAGTGTCTGGTGACGGAGAGGTCTGGGTAGAACGCAAGAACATTCTGATTCACAACGACCCAGCAATGACGGTCAAAGAAAACAAAGTCGCCGCGCGCACATTCGTGTCAGACCACGACAACAACGGGGCAAAAGCCTTCTCGGCCATGAACGCAGATGAACTTCGCGCCTTGGTCACTGCCCTGGTTGAAAAGGAGCGAAAGACTCAGAAAGCCTGACCAGGTCTCAAGTCTTCACGAAGATAAACCACATCTTTTTCCCCTGGTTCTGGTGACGGAACTGGGGAATCTGGTGTGGTTTCTTCTTTTATTTCTGCTTTTACGGGTTCTTCAACTGGAACTCTTTGCAACTTTTGGTTGGAACCCAGGGCCCCGTGCGGCTTATCGTTAGACATTTGTGCATCCTTTCACAATGTTGTTTCAATCCATTATGACCAATAGACTTATGGACATGCTAAATCTAACAGATAATTTTATTGACACCATGGACACCGACGCACGACGCATCCCAGATGTTGAGCGTGGCCTTTACGTATTACAAACGTGGCAGAAGTCTGGGGCCAATGGCTCACCAATGTCTTGGCTGAGGGACTACATGATACGCCCAGAAGGTGTTGCATGGCTCAGTCAATACATCATTCCCAAACTTGGCGTTGTTGTCATTGAGGAAGAAAAGACCGAGAAGCGCAAGGATAAGTACGCGCGTTTGGAAAAGTTTGCGCTGGACAACCTCTACAAAGAATTCACCACGCAACAACTCGTTGATGAGTCGGGGCTCGGCGCCCAGACTGTAACCAAGTGGGCAAAGACCACTGGTTATTTCAGGGGCATTGGCAAGGGCAAGTGGGAAGCCCGAAATCCAAAGGATGACCGCAAGTACGATTCGTAAGGTTGTGATTATCCATTATGACCGATAGACTAGTCGGCATGACAAACACACACACAACCACACAACTCCCTGAGTGCTGGCAAGCACTTGAGGACGTACTCAACAATGGCATTGACCGTGTAATTCTTTTCGGTCCCCCAGGGACTGGCAAGACCTACGCAGGCATGAACTTTGGACAAGTAGACAACGGCTCGTTCCGTATAACCTGCACCGAAGACATGACCAACCTCAACGTAGACGGTGCATTCCTACCCTCCAGCGACGGCAAGTCGTTCAGGTGGTACGAAGGCTCGGCGCTGAAGGCTTGGAAATCTGGCGGTCGACTCGTCGTGGACGAGATTGACAAGGCTGGGTCGGATGTTTATGCCACCCTACTCAATTTCCTTGACACGCCTGATTCGGCATCTTGGGAACATCCAGACACTGGAGAAATCGTGCGTCCTACGTCAGGTTTCTCTGCCGTCATGACAACCAACATTGAGGACATGGCTGAATTGCCAGAAGCATTGGCTGACCGATTCCCTGTTCGGATTCGCATCAACCAACCACACCCCAATGCACTGCGCCGTCTCTCACGAGACCTGCGTCAGGTTGCGGTTCAAATGGCCGACGCTGGTTCGCAACGAATCTCACTGCGAACGTTTATGGCGTTTGACAGTATGCGTAAAGCGCTGGGCGATGAAAAAGCAGCGAACATCATCTTTGCGCATCGTGCAGAAGGAATCTTGGACGCAATCCGTGTCAATTCAGTGGAGACTGCGTGAACACCAAGACAAAGAAGCACCCAGAACCAAACATCATCATTCGGCGTGACCGACCAATTGGTAGGTGGACTGCCGAAGAGTGCGCTCCGAAACGTGGCGTTGCAAAGACGGACCTAATTGGGCGCCGTCTTTATGCGCCAGTTGGTGACACGCCACTTGAGCGTGTCGTTCGTGCGCACGAATTGATGCATGCCAAAATCACTCCTGCGGAAGACTTGGACAAGTGGCTTGCTCGCAAGGTTGCCACATTTGAGGCTATTCAGGCTGTTGAGGAAGTCCGTGTCAACTACGGAATTCAAAAGGCTGGCTTCAATCTTGATGACCTGACTGACGGCAACGAAGATGCTGACGGCGAGTACTCGGCAATCAACGGCGAATGGCGTAGTGCGGTATTGTTTGCCGTTGCTACTGCAGGAACTTCTGGGGGCAAGCGCTTCTTGGTAGGCGTTCGTCGGCACAATAAACAGTGGGCTGATGCTCTCCAGAAGATTCAAAAGCACATTTGGAAGCACATTCAGGGCGCTGACACTGGTCGCATTGGTCGCAAGAGTGTTGCGAAAGAATCGCCGTTCTCAACTGAGAGATGCAGTGCGAATGGGCTTTACCCACACGGATTCTCGTGGACCGAACGTTGGGCTGAGTACGTTGACCGATTGGCTGAAATCCCACCGAAAACAAAGACCGCTCCCTCAAAGAAAAACAAGGGTTCTGCCGTTGATGAATCGCAAGAGGGTGACAGCCAAGACGGAAAGGGTGACAGCCAAGACGGAAATGATGAAGAGGAAACAAAATCAATCGCCAACAAAGGCTCTGAATCCTACGAAGAGACGTTGCGTGACCTGCGTCCACTGCGCCAAGAGCGTGGAGGAGACAAGTGGTCTAATCTCTCTTGGGGCAAGGTTCCGTTGACTGCGGTATCAAAAGGAAGGCTCGGCAAGAGTCGTGTTGCAATGGCGTACGGTCGCAATCCTCGTCGCATCGGTCGGCTCTACACTGACCCACAGCGCCGTGTATTTGACCACGAGCGTCGTGCCAAGGGTGGAATCGTGCTAATTGACGGCTCTGGCTCTATGTCACTGACACGCAACAACGTTCTTGACATCCTCAAGGTTGCCCCAGGGGCAACTGTCGCAATCTATTCGGACATGGACGAGGGAAAGGGAGTCGTGCCAAACATCCACATCATCGCAAAAGACGGCAAGTGTGTTGAAGAAAAGAACATGCCAGAATTCGGTCGTGGGAACGGCGTTGACCTACCTGCACTTGAATGGGCGATTGAACAACGCAAGAAGAAAGAACCTGTCGTTTGGGTGACTGACGGCGGTGTGTGCGTTGCAAATTCAGGCTATAGCGAATTACTTGCCAAGGCTTGCATCTCAACTGCAAAGAAGCACAACGTCATCTGCGTGGACCACGTCAATGACGCAATCACACAATTGCAGGCGCTCAATGCAGGCAGAACTGTCAGGGCGAAGTACCCACACTACTTCTCACAAACGATTCGCAGTCTTGGTGGAATGGATACCGAACAGGAGGTGAAAGCGTGAAAAAGAAGCGCTACCTCATCAACGTCTGGTATTCAGACTGGGTTGAGGCTGAAAGTGAGGAAGACGCCAAGAACATCATGGCCGACCGCGTGATTAGTGGGGAAATCAAGACTCGCGAATGGACATACGAGAACAATGAAGAGGATGACGTCGTAGAATGACGCTCCCATCCGCTGGCCGATTGCATCGGTTGTGTGTTGGCCAACGGGTGGCGGCGGGGCGTCCCTGGTCCAAAAAACTTTTGGGAACCAGGGGCGCTTTCGCCCGCACTTCAAATCCTCTACGGTGGCGGAAGACCCTATGGTCTAAGAAACGCTCTGTCCCATACTCTGCAGAACAGAGCAAGGCCAACCATCCCAGTACACTGAACCCAGGTAAATCTAAATGAAATTACATCAGCCTGCTGCAGCGTACGGGTTAGAAACCAGAGAAAGAACGAATACAGCAGAGTTGAAAAGGCTAGATTCAGCAGCCCATCGGCCAGGCGCGCCAGGCCGCTCTTCACCTCTGAGTCTGGCCCATCAAGTTCTGGATGCAACATGTAATGCCTTAAGCCAACTGCTGATTCTTTTTAACTATTTGATGCACGCGCTGCCGAGAAAGTTCGAACTCATCCGCAATAAAGCGAAGAGATTTTCCGCCGCGATGCAAATCCAAAATTCTCGAGTTTCTGTCTTGGTTCGTCTGAGGTCCTGGACGCAGCGGGCCCCATTGCCAATCGCGAATTTGTTCAAGAATTTGAATCTTGTCTACGGGAAGTTGACCCTTGCGGCGACGCTGCCGAAGATATCCAACCCAAGAACCAAGCGGCAGCGGGGCGCCATCGACGTGCTCCACGTGGGCCGCGGGAACTCGGCAATGTCCTTCGCGCGCGACGAAGTTATTGAGTGCTGTAACAGTGAGGTTGAAACGCGTGATGTTGTCCATGCACGAGACATTAACACAGACAATCCGTATAACAAGTAGTTTTTGCACTTTTTCAAAAAAATTATTTGCTGTCATCTATTGACAATCCATTACGGTGGTGGAAAGCAAACAGTTGGGCTGTATGATTTGCGGATGCACGAAGTTCCACCAGAAAAACTAGACACATTCATCAGCGAAATACTCGAGGAACTTGGCGGCGACGCGCCCACCGAACAAAACAATAGAGTCCTTGCCGCGTGCAAGGATGTAACAACCGATAACTACTTAATACTTATGGCCGTTCCCGCATCAGCATTATCTGATGGAACGGGGCCCGAGGTATACAGAACTTCAAACGAAAAGAAATTTCTTGCCGCGTTTAATGAAGAAGAATTATTTATTAAAGCAGAGCAAATACTAGAAGAAAATCCAAACTCAACAGACGAAGAAAAAAACGAGTTGATTGCTGAGTATTTGGCGGGCTTCATGCCCGCATTGTTTGAGCGAGCAGCAGAACTTCCAGAACTTACGTTCTAGAGAAGGTGGGGCCGCCGCCCAAAGAACCCAACCACCGAAGAAACACACCTTCGGACGACGACCCCGTGCGGGCAACCTGAGGAGGAAAGGGGGAACAACCCCAGTCCCGCAGTCATTGAAAGTACCACAGGGCCATATTGCGTCATTGTAACTTTTTCAAAATTTTTCAAAAGGTGGTGGAAACGTCCAGGGCCTGTGCTAGGGTGAGCCCCGTTCCGCGTTTCGCGTCTCCTCCCTGGGGCAGGGGCGCGGAACAATACATACTTCTGCGCAGGAAGACCAACCATCAAAAACAACGCCCAAAACTGGGTGGCGGCGGAGCCTTGCCAAAAATCAAAAGTTTTTGAGAAAAGGTTCCCCCGAACCCCCTCCAAAGTTTAAGTTACAGAAACGTAAAGAAAGTTATCAACCTTAACGTTCTTTGCTTCTCGCTTTTCTATGGGCTACGGTGGTGGAAAGCAACTTGCTCGAGGTTGTTGAAAATACAGAAAGGGTGTATTCTTTGACTCGAATTATGTCTGAACCCATTTTCCGAATGACAAAGGCTGAGAAGGCGGAAAAGGCAATCAGCGACCGAAAAAAGGAAGAGACTGTCGCGGCGCAGGAAATTGACGACGTATTCAACCATTGGGTTAACGTCCACAAGTCGACATCAAAGCGCAAGCCCATGCTAGATGCGCGGCGCCGCAGATTATTGGCTATTGCCATTTACGATTATGGAGTGGATGACTGCAAGGCAGCAATAGACGGATGCGCCAATAGTCATTTCCACATGGGACAGAACAAGCAGGGAAAGGTATACAACTCCTTGGAGTTGATATTCAGGTCTCCTGGCCACATCGAGCGATTCATTGGATACAACGAATGAACATCGGGGCTTGGGTTGTTCTCATATCGGTGGTGTATGTCTTGACTGTTGCTGTCTGTGGGAGAAGCCGTGACTGACCTGGAACTCTCTCAGTTCATCAAGACGCTCTTTTTCACTTATGACCGCGCACTTGTTCCAAAGGACCTAAAGGAATATTGCAGCGCCTGGTCGCCATACATCAAGGAGTTCGATTACAGCCTGTGCCAACAATTATTGCCAAACATTTGTATGGGTAGAGAATTCATACCACGACCGTGGGAAGTTCGTGTTGCCCTAATAAATCACACCAAATCAATTACCCCTCCTCCATCACCCCAACAAGCATGGGCACAGTACCAAGAGATAATGGCTGCGGTGACGAGCGGGGCCTCGGCGGACATCCAGACACACGATGTATTGGTCGAGGTGATGAGGGCCTTGGGTTCTGCTGGCATGAACAACCAGTTTGACGCCAAGCGATTCGAGGCATTATATGTTGATAAGACTAATCAATGGATGAAAAAGACGTACTGGGTAGGGAGTTAACAATGACAAAGTTTTGGAAAAATCAAAAGACTGACACGGGCGCAGAGTTCCTAGCCCTTTTTTCTCTCCTTGCAATGACCACAATCCTCGTCGTTCTGTTCGTCCTGACTTTCTAACATGACCCTAAAGCGCAATGTGGGCAGGCCCCCAAAGACCCCAGTAGGCGACAAGGTTGCCTTGACCCTAAAAATCCCATCCGACATCAAGGCCAAGTTGATAGCCGATGCCGATGCAGTCGGTATGACCCTGACTGAATACCTCGTCACCCTTATCCAGAGAGGCTGACATGGCTGAGCCACGCAGGGCCGAATACGAAGACCGCCTTTACAATGTGGGCGTACGGATATCTGGCAAACAAAAGAACCTCATCATTGACCATGCCAAAGAAAAGGGTATTTCTGTATCCCAATTGATTGAGTACGCCGTCTGGGATTTCATTAGACAAGACAAAGGCATCCCTTCTCCTGGCCCCTCCCAATTCGCCAAAGCCGATGCAACCGATGTGGTTCGCTCTTATCTCACTGGGGAAACGATTCTTCAACCTTGTGGGAAAATCTCCTGTGTCCAAGACATAGTGATGTTTCAGGGCATGGAGTTTTGCGAGAACTGCAACCTTCGTATCCTTTAGTCGCCCCACATTTGAGCCAGCGTTGGCTTAGTTGGCTTCAATCCTCTTTTTCTTTGCTCAGCCGCCAGTTGCCTTGAGGTCAATCCTGCCCACACCCCATGCATGTCCGCAGGTGGGAACTGTAGTGCATAGTTGAGACAATACCTTCTTACCAAACATGACTTGCATATCGCTCTTGCCTGTGCAATGTAAGTAATATCCTTATGTTCTTTGGGAAACATGAGTTGGGTCTTTCCTTTACAGGCAGCCATATCCATCCACTTATCTCCGTGTATATACTCCGCTGGTTCTACTTCTACCTTTTTCTTTGCCATATAAATTTATCCAAATTAATATTTGGACCTGCTCTCTTTCTTGGTGTCTTGGACGTGTACGTGATACGGGCTTCCTGTATAAGGGTCGAACCTTGCTGCTGCTGCGAGTGCCTTCAGCGCCTGCTGTCTGGCCTTTTGAATATTGGGGCGCCCGCGGCCCGCCAAAGCGTGCAAAGCCCCCATTGCGTACTGAGCACCCGTACCAATGGCATAAGTTCCGTTCACATCTGAATACCAGGAATAATCCCCATCCACCGTGTAAAGGGTTCCATTTATCGCCACTATCAAAGAACTGCCCATTTCAGCCATATGGGTCTTTAAGTCATTATCTGGCATTGCATACCCCTGCTGTTCAAAGCACTCTCTCAGTGCAGGGATGAATTTGACCGTAAAGAAGTGGTCAAGTTTCCTACCTTTTAAATTAGGCGGCGCTGTTGGGGGCTGGAATGCATGATGCAGGATGTTGATAGCCCGCACATCTCCAGCCGCTCCTATCAAATACCTACCGTTGGCCTGCACTTTGCCAGTGCCGTCGCGCATGGTGACAACTTGGGTTACATAGCCATGCTCGTCAACGTCGGACACCTGCGAATCCGTGCAGATAAGGGCGAAGTTGTCTCCCTGGATTCCGACAATGGTTGTCATTTTTCCCTGTTCCTTTTGTGGAATTTGATACCAGCATCTGTGGCCTTGTAGAGCCATTCGCCGTTCTCGTCAATGCCAATAACTTCGACATATCCAAGTTGAATGAGTTCGTCAAGGGCTTCCTTGATTGTCTCCATCATCTCTTCGTCATCGGAGTCGAATAGCCCGCTCATTGTTACTCGGAAACGTACTCAACGCCCCTGAAGATTCCGCGTCCGCCGAATATCCACATTGGCTCGTAGTTAAACCATTCATTGCCAACACCGATTGGTTGGTACTGAACAACCGCTAATCCTTGCTGCCAATTCTCTCCGCCAATGGCAAGCGGCCTACCAAAATGGTCGTTACCAGAATTCGTTGAAGGAACTACGCCGTCCGTTCGGCACAAGCATCCAGGGCTTGCTGCCATGACGGTGCGCGGTCCGTTTGGGCTGCGACGTGTTCTATACGCATACTCCACCCTGTGGACGTGACCGTATATCACCGATTGGTGGGCATCGTTCAGATATTTCGTGGTCGTGGAGCCACTTGAGTTGACCTTGTGGCCATGAATAACCATCAAGTTGCTGTTGATGAAATACTGGTTTTCTGGATATCCAACCAAATAGTCAACATCAAAGTCTGGCATTCGACAAAGGAATGGGACGGAATTTACTGGGAACTTGTCTCGTTCAGTATGTTTATCCTTGCCCCTAGTAACTCCAGATGTTGGGGATGCGAAGTTATCCAAGTACTTGTGGAGGCGGGCTTCATGGTTGCCCTCAAGCCACACGATTTTGGCAAAAGGTGCGGCGCGGCGCAATTCCCTGCACAATTCTGCGGCCCTATCGATTGCTGGCTGAACCATGTTGCGGAATGGTATGCGGTTTAGGTACTTGCCAAAGTCAGCAAAGTCCAAATTGTCGCCATTCATGATAATTTGGTCGGGCTTGATATCACGTATTACCTGCAATGCGACAGATATAGCCTTTTCGTCGTGGATTGGCTCCAGTTCGACCTTATGCGGGTCGGTTGATTTGTCGTAATAACCTATTTGTATATCAGGCAAGATGACGGCAGTCTCCCACCCCTTGAGTTGACTCTTTTTTGTCTTTGACTTTTGTCGTTTAATTTGTTCTTGTATTTCCGCACGTTCCAGCACTGAACCAGGTCCACCCTCAAAGGAAGGGCTCAATACAACCTGGTATGTCGTTGTTTGTTTTTCTGTGCCCTTTTCTTCATCGTGGACAGAACGCCCAGTAACTGCAACCTTTTTGATTGAGCCAATATCGTTCAGGTTCAATCCGCTTGTATCAAGCATTTCCTTGATTGCCTTTACTGTATTTTCCTTGTGGCTTTCCGCTACAAGTTCCTTCAGTTTTTTGTTCATTAGATGCCTACCTTGAATGTTGGGCAAGGCTTCACTCCGTTGATGCACTCCCTACGCGCCTCGCCAAGTTGAAAGCGTGAGAGGTTTAGTCCTTCAGAATTGATTGCGTCAGTAATCGCCTTTATTGACACGGAAGAACGCATGACCTCAGCGAAAGCGCCTTGTGTTTCCTTGTCCATCTGCTGGAATGCATTACAAACCGCACATCGATTGCGAAACTCATTTTCTTTGAGTCGCCTGAATATGTCGCTGAGTTTTTCGCTATTGCTCATGTTGCCCCCGTGTGGTTGATGGTGCACACATAATAGACCATCTGTGCTACGCTGTGCCGCAATTCCCTATGTCAGATGAAAAAACAGAGAAACTCAAGTCGGCGTTACGAGACTCTCTTGGCGGCATGGCGAGCGACGAAGTAATTCAGGGAATATTGAAAACACTTGACAAGCAAAAAGTATTCAGGTACCACAACGAAAGTATTGTTGGCCTTTTGTCAACGCCAGGGCGCGTTCTTTGCGCAATCATGGAAGACAACACAATGACACTTCGTGCGCTCGCCGTTTACCTTGACATGAGCGAAACCATGATTGACAAGACTGTTAAGTCATTGGTGGAGTCTGGTCTAATTACAAAGACAAAAGTCAACCGACAAAATGTCTACAAAGTTCACCAAGAACTTGTCATGAAACACCCTGATATACAGCACCTACTCGGTGCAATAAATTTGCCCAATAAAGCCAAAAACAACACAGTTGGAGATGCGGACCTATTTTGATAGCCTCTTACTGATGGGTAACCCAATCATTAGGCAAAAAGTCCAACACGGCTCACTAGGGTACAAAATTCTCAACTACGCCAGATTTAGGTCTAGGCAAAAAGACGGCACATTTTCCGTCGAGGAATACAAGGAGTTCATTTACGGGAGCGTCAGGCCCTCATACATAGGGCGAGCAGTTGACGCACTTGTGCGCAATGGGCATTTACAGAAAATGGACAATGAGCGTTATAGGTTTACAGATACTGGCGTTTTACACGAACTTGACTACATGCACAAGAACATTTTGTTTCGCAAGGCCAGAAACAATAAACATAGCGAGGCTCGCCAAGAATTGGACGATATTCACTCTTCTGATTTTTGATTCAACTTTGATTCAAGCCACGCGGCAAATACCTCGTCGGTCTTTGGCATAAACCAAAGTTGGCACTCATCAATAATTCTTCGGTCGCCTATCAATGTCCAGCAGAGGTCTATTTTTTCTGAGGCAGGGCAAGTTCCAGCATTGCAATCGAGTCCGTACCTTCCAACAAAATGTTTCACCAAACATCCGTAAACAGGGTCAGAGCAGTTGGAGTCTTCTTTTTCAGGACAATGTATTTCCATTATCTCTACGTCTGACTTCCAGATGCGCAGGCGAATGAAGTGGCCGTCATCGTGCCAAGTCATTATTTGGTCAATCATGTGACCAGATTAGTCTTTTTTCTTTTTCCCCACAGGACCATGCAGGTCATGAGTTCTTAGCGGGTCACCGTATGAGAGGCGGGTGCGTCTTTTGCCAGCCTTGGTGCCAGGGACAATCTCGGTCTTTCCAGTAAGGTAATTAAACCTTTCACGCTGTTGCGCGCCACGTGAAACTTTCTTATTCTTCTTGCCCACAGTTGATTCCTCGTAAATTTATTTTTTCTTGCCCGTCTTCTTTTGGCGGTGGACTGACCCGTCTCCGAGGTGTGCATCTAGTTTAGCATCAATGACGGCAAGGTCTTCGTCAAGATATTCAATTTCCATGACGACCTCGTCAAGTTTCTCCATAACCATTCCATGGTCGCGGAGATTCTCTTCTCGACTTTTTCTTACCTGATATACAACAGTTGCAAAACCAATTAGCGCAACAATGATGATGCCAAAAGTTTCGATGAGCGAGTTGGCAATTTCCATTTACATCCCCAGAAGTTCTTGGGCCTTCTTGCCAACCTTGGGGCCAGCAGGAAGTTTGTTGGCTTCCTTGAACTTCTTGACTGCGTCAACCGTCTTTGCGCCGAACTCTCCGTCGCAATTTCCGTCGTAGAAACCCTTTTCCTTGAGTTTCTCCTGCATCAGTTTTACTTTGGCTCCCTTTGCGCCTGGGGCTAGTTCCTCGTCCGCTTTTGCTGCTGCTGGCTTTGGTGCTTCTACCTTTGGCGCTTCTGCTTTTGGGGCGTCTTTGCCTGGAACTGGAGGAGTGATGCCGTTCTTGGTCATGTAATCGACCACTGCTGCTGGCGGGTTATCGCCTTCCGTATAGCGAAGGTGCCACGGCTCTTCTGGAACAACTTCCCAACTGAATCCAAACTTACGAACGTTGTCGACAAGCCACTGAAGTCTCTTTGGCTCTGCCGCAGTGTGTACGTCAACGGCCAATCCGCTGTTGTGTTGAGAGGTGCCAGGTGCAGCAAGGCTCGCCAACTTTGGAGACTTCTTGTACCACTTCACGCCTTCAAACGTTCTCGTTGAAGCGCCAGCAATTGGTTCCTTCTGGTAACGCGAAAGGAACGCACTCAACTGGCTTGCGAAAGTTCTGTAGGTATCCCCAGCGGAAACTGGCTTGAGAAGAACTCCATCCTTCTCTGCTGCTTCGCACATTGCGGCCCATGCTGCTGCTGCCAACCAGTGCAACTGACCGCATGGCTTGCCACCCTCGCCACGCGCTGGTCTCAGGAGATGTCCTGGAAGTTTGCCTGGCTCAACACCTTTGAGGTCCGCTGGCTGCTTGACTGGAACAACAATGTCCCAAATGACTTTTGATGGCATGACTAGATGTTCTCCTTGGCTACTTTCTTGACTGATTTATCTACTTGGTTGAATACTTCGTTTACTTCTTCGACGCTGAGTTTTCCGTCATCCAGGAACGCTCTTGATAGACCCTCGACCACCGTCGCCACTCCAGCAATGCCAGCCATGAACACGGCTTTCCACAACGGAACGCCAGCAATCGTTCCAGCGCCGATTACGCCAAGTCCGCTAGCAGCAAAAGTTGCGAGTATTCGCAAAAGAATGTTTTTGATTTGCTCCATTATTCATCCTTTTTCAACATGACCACGTAGTAATGGGCAGCAAATGCTGCGAGAGAAGCGACTATTGCGACAGTTCGCGTAAAACCAGACAATGTCACCCACAAAATAACTGTCGAAGAAATAGTGAAACCTATGCCGACTGTTTCGTAAGCAAACTTCTTCAAGAATTGTTTCATGCTGAATTTCCTTATCCCGTTGACATATATCCACATTGAAATGGTGTCTAGCCATTCCCTTAGGTCGGTGCCTTCTATTTCACCAGCCTCTTCTTCTTCCTCATCTTCCCGTCTAGCAGCATCATTTGGGTTTGAATTGGACGAAGAACTTCCACCAATATTACCACTCGAGGAAGCCACCATGGCTGCGCCAGCGCTTGCCTGGAGGGCCGCAACCGCGATTACGGACTTTCTGGTACCGACATCAATGGTAGAACCCAATGCAACGTAGGTGTCAAATGCTCCTGCAAATATGTTAATTGCCTCTTCAAATGCTCCCCTGATTTCTTCGGTTGCTTCCTGCACGGCATCAACGATTGCCAATCCCTGTTCTTCGGTAAGACCACCCTCGTCAACAGACGAGAAAATTTCCTCTGCTTGAGAGACGTCAATAGATGCAAGAACCGCTGGTTCTGACGCCAGCGACACGGCAACCGTCTCGCTAACGCCAGCCTCGATTACAGCAGAAACAACAGCAGCAATTTCTTCTTTGTCTTCTTCTGTCAGTTCTTCAACTGTTTTGCTTTCAACAATATTGTCAATTACCGACTCGACTATTTCGGCTGCCTCTTCTTCCGATGCCTCGGCAATTGACTCTGCGATTTCTTCAACCTCAATTGACTCTTCTTGCGTTGTTTCATCTGATGGTTCTTGTACTGGGTCTTCGCTCTCTTGTGGAATTTCACCATTGTCTTGCTCAGTTTCTCCGCTTCCTTGCGGGTCGGTTGGTTCATCTGAATCTGGTGTATCAGGCGTTGTAGTTTCAGTATCCTCCTTCGGGCTTGGAATACTTGTGCTTGTAGTTGCTGTATCTGGTTCATTTTCCTCTATCTCTTCTGGTTCGGTGGTTGTGGTTGTTTCTTCTGGGATGGTGGTCTCAGGAACTATTGTGCCGACAGTTGTTGCCGTCGCATACTCGGGCGTGGTGGTCGGCGCTACATACTCAGTAGTGGTTGTCGTTTGAGGTGGGGTGGCAATGGTTGTTGTAGTCGTAGTTGTCGTGGTGGTACTCGAAGTCGTAGTGGTCACAGGAACCGTGGTTGGCGGCACAGTCGTTGTTGGGGCCGCAGTCGTTGTAGGAGTGGGGTCAATTACCGTCACATCGACAGTTGCGTATGGTCCGTATACGCAGGAGCCCTGTCCTTCACCAACACATGCAGCATTACCTGCACGAATCTTGAAACGCACTGGGCCATACCCAGTGGTCCCAGGGAATTGGAAATAGCCAACTGTGTATGAAGTATTAGCGGCGTATGTCCAAACGCCCCATCCGCCAGACTCGGTTCCGTTGTTGAGGTCAAACCAACTGACGTCATACATGTGTGGTTCAAGATTGCTGGATGTAGGAGCATCCCAATCAAGAAACACGCTGCCGTTTTCGTTTGCTGTGCCAGTGAGATTTTCAACTGCGTTATAGAAGGGGGCAACTGTCGTTGTGACAGGAGTAGTTGTTGTTGTAGTTGGTGGAACCGTAGTTGTAGGAACAGTTGTTGCGGGCGGAGACGAAACGACAATTTCCATTGAGTCGCTATGAACAGGATTTGCTGTTTGAGTTGGTTCATATTCGACTACATATCCGCCGATTCCGCCAGCCCATCCTTCTGCGGGAAGGTCGTTCCAGCAATTTCCTCCACCCCACTTTGTTACTGCCGCATCCTCATTTCCAGAGTTATTTGGTTCCCCGCCACACCATTTGGCATATTTCCCAGTAGCAGCAGTGCCATTGTATAGACCATTCCAAATAACTGTTCCCTGTTCTGGGTGTCCATCCTTGGGGTCCAAAACCCACACACCCTCGGTCGCCCTGTCAGATAGCGCTATCCAAATGTTGAATGCATTTTGGATTTTCGTAAGAACAAAATTATGTTCTTCGTCAGAAGTTATCGTCACCAGATAGCCAGTGAGACCGTTTAGTGTTCTTGTCCCAGCATTTGTTCGGGCCTGTATGTATGAAACCGAAGAGGGCACATATTCGTAAAGATGGCCAGTTCCCTCAAAATAAAAAGAGCCAGAAATTTTTTCTTGCACCGATACGGTAAGCGTTGTAGTTCCAGCAGTGTTTCCAGAATTAAAAGTCAAAGAATCAAGTGCCGCATTTACATTTGCTTGCGTTCCAGTAAACGACAACGATGAAACACCAAGCCATGAGTTGTACCCAAACTCTCTTGTTAGGCCAGTTGTAGTGGCCACGGAAAAACTTGCTGCAGTTCCGCCAGAAAGCGAAACAGAAACAAGAAGATTTGCATTTTCCGCATAACCAGAGACATCAAAGTCATTACTTAACTCGACGCTTGTTTGGTTGGTTTGAATACTCAAGTTTGATGGCGCTGTCACGTAGTCGGCGCTTGCCATGCCGATTCCTATAAATGTTGACAGCAGTCCAAGCGAGAATGAACTCAGAACAGCAGCAATTACCTTGCCACGTTTCGCAATTTTCAATTTCTGCCTCCCTGGGGCGCTTCAATTTTACAACACGCTTATTTCTTTGGGGTCCACTACTGATGTATTATTGTTGTTAACCACGCTTATATTCTTTGGAGTCATACATGGCCGTTAACGGCGGAGTTAAAAACTGGACCACTGGACAAGTTCTCGACGCAGAGGACTTAAACGAATTTGTGGCGGACCAGACAATTGCAAGATTTGCAACAATTTCCGATAGAACTGCGGCTTACGGTATTACTGGTGCGCCTTCGCTACAGAAAGGCCTTTTTAGTTGGGTTGAATCAACGGAAAAGTTGTACTACTACGACGGCAGTTCGTGGGAGGAAGTCGGCGCCCAAGTAGAAGACGGTGAAATTACAGAAGCAAAATTGGCAGATTCTGCAGTAACTTCCGCCAAAATTGCAAACGGAACTATCGTCAATGCCGATATCAATGCTTCAGCAGCCATAGACCACAGCAAGTTGGCAAGTATTACTTCGGCAAGAGTTTTGATGGGTAATTCTTCAAACGTTCCAACTGCTACCGCTTTGAGTGGAGACGTAACAATCGATTCATCTGGAGTTACCGCAATTGGCTCTGGCGTAATCGTCAATGCCGATATCGGTGCTTCTGCGGCAATCGCCTATAGCAAACTAAATCTTGCTACGTCCATAGTAAATGCCGACATTAGTTCAAGTGCGGCAATTGACCGAAATAAAATAGCGGACTCAACGATTGATACAAAAACTGCCAACTACACGCTTGTATTGGCAGACAAAAATAAGTTTATAGAAATGAACGTAAGTTCTGCAAACACCGTTTCTGTGCCGACTGATGCATCAGTTGATTTTCCGATTGGCTCTCAGATAAACATCACACAATATGGAACTGGGAAAACACAGATTGTTGCCGTGACTCCAGCAACCACATCGGTAAGAGCAACTCCTGGCGCATATCTACGAGCGCAATATTCATCAGCGACTTTGGTTAAGCGTGCAGCAAATGAATGGTATTTGATTGGCGATTTGAGCGCATCGTGATTCCTGGCAATACCTCTAGTCAGGGCAAGTACGTTGACCCGCCAACTTCCGTTTCAGCGTCTGCTGGGAATGCTCAGGCAACTGTATCTTTTTCTTTGCCCGCTTATGACGGGAAAGGGGTTGCAACATACTTGGCAACCTCTTCTCCTGGTGGGATTACTGGCAGCGGTTCCAGTTCTCCAATTACAGTTACTGGATTGAGTAATGGGACCGCATATACATTTACAGTTAGCACAATAAGTGGTTATGGAGTTAGTGCCACATCAAGCGCATCAAACAGCGTCACGCCAGTTGCGCCGCCATATTTCCCACCATTTTTTCCTCCAGATTTTACAACCACAACGACCGCGCCGCCAGACCCATGTGCAGGTGTGTCTTGCGCTGGCTCTCCGCCTGGGGGCTCGTGGACTCCAGTTGGCAATTACCAAGCGTGTATTCAGTCGATTTGTGGTCCTTTCATAGGTAATTGGACGTCTTATGTAATTTACGGCTCCAATGGAACGACTGTGTGCTGCTCTTTCGGTCTATTTAATTCTTGCGATTACGGCAGTGGTGCAGTTTGCCCAACGTGATAGACTAAAAAAATAGCAAAGGAACAAATATGGAAACTCCAATCAATCAAGTTGTGATGCAAACAATGGCTCCAGAAGATATGGATTTTTTTGTTGCAATCGTCGAGGGTGAAGTGGCTACTTTTATTGCATTTTCCAAAAATGACGAAAGAAATCAAGCGGCTTTTAGTTCTTCTCCGACTTTTGTAAAAGTCAGTTATGAAAATCTGCCCCAACTTGGCTCAACTTGGGATGGCGTAAGTTTTACTGCGCCAGAATCTGAATGAGTGCTTGGAAAGAGTACAAAAAAAAACTTGGAGAAACTCGTCCATGGGATGTTCTGAATCCAGAACGCCCAAAAGCAAATGATGAACTAGCCCAAAAAAGACTTGACATTTGCCTTGACTGCGACCGTTTGATAAATGCGACAAAACAATGCAGGGAATGCGGGTGTTTCATGGTACTCAAAACAAAACTTCAAAATGCCACCTGCCCATTGAATAAATGGTAAAAACGTGTGTCCATCTTTTTGCAAATACCGTCATATAGGGATTTTGAGTTAAATAAAACAATCTCTAGCGCAATAACAAATGCAAGCGGAGAAAATAAACTTTCTTTTGGTGTGCACAATTGTGTTTTATTTGATGGAGAAATAGAAGTAAACAAAGAATCACCAAAATGGGTTTCGATTCGTTCCTCGACTAGCGTTGCGCCAAATAATATTGGCCTGCAAAAGTCAAGATATATTGCAAATGAATTTTACGAAGGAGAAGATTACTATTTCCAAATTGACTCTCACATGAGATTTGAGAAAAACTGGGATGTTGGTCTTATTGATTCAGTTATCGAGTATCAAAAAATGGGATTACCCAAACCACTGATAACTCAATATCCTCCGCCGTATGCCTACGATGAAAACGGAAAAGAAATAATTCTTGGCACTCATCGTTTTAGCCAATCTGGAATTTGGTTTGGCGAAAATAAAAATCAATTCAAAGACACTTTGATACCAACTCAGACGGCAAAAAATTTTTTCGATGATTGCGGGTTCATTAAGTCTGTTTCTGGGGGAATGATATTCACCCTTGGGGAATTTTCAATAATTAAACCAAATCCAAAAATTGTTTTTTGGGGAGAAGAACCATTGATAGCCGCAAGAGCGTTTACTCATGGATTTGATTTAGTTATGCCATTTAGGCATAGCGTTTATCATCTGTACCATTCGAATCAACCCTTTTCAAGGGTTAGGCGCCATCAGGTTCCTCAAGATTTCCCTAAAAAATGGGAAGAAATGGACATAGAGTCAAAAAAAGAATATAAACGAATATTTTCTGAACGAATAGTTGGAGATTGTGCTTTTGGCGCGGAACGGACACTAGAAGACTACGAAGAGTTTTCTGGATTGAACTTTAGAACTGGTGAAATAACAGAATAGAATTACCTTTTCTGAATTTGAATAACAAAATAATGTTGGTCTTCTTCGTCTGGCGCATTTACTGGCGCTGCAAATAATTCGCCTACTGGGATGTACCTATGCTCAAGGCGATTCATGGTGAGTTCCATCGCATCTTTTTTCAAGTTTTTAACCCATTTAATTGAATCAAGTTCTGATGTCTCATGATTTGGTGATGGGGTTGACTCATTTTTCCCATGAGCAAACCAGGAAAGATACGCATACCTAACCCCATCCGTTACATTCTTTATGCTGTGGCAACCAGCATAGGAAGACGGATACATAACCACATCCCCAACACTTGGCTTGAACTCAATCCCCCATGGCGCAAATGCCATTTGTCCACCAACGTATTTTTCATTTAGAATAACCCCAGACGTAACAGTATTTGAAAGCGGAAATGACGCAAGTGGCGTCACGCCATCTTCTCCGTACGGCAAATCACAGTCGGAGTGTGGTCCAATACCCTGACTATTTTCATATCTGATGAAATACCCTCTTGTTCTCCACCTAATTGAATTTATGACAACAGGGAACAAGGCCGCGTATTGAACCATACTTTTATAAAGCGCTTCCTCCAAAGACAATATAAAGTCAACGTGTTTTTGTGGCATGCCTTCGTAAAGGTAGTTGTTGTATCTAAGTGGGGAGTAAGAAATCTCCTCATTTGAGTATTCATATAGTCCATTGTTGAGTTTTGTGTCTTTTGATGTTGGGGATTGTTGATACCCCTGCGGCAATGTGTTTTGTTCAATGCCATCCATAACTTCCTTAAACAGTTCAGCGTCAATTTTTGCAGCATTGCCAAATTGAACTATTCCAGAGCCGTGATGATAAATTTTCATTACCAAATCCTAGATGCAAGTGTATGCAGAAAAGATGTTCTTGATGGGTCTTTTTTGTCGGCAAATGCAATAACGTCTTCTCGTAGGGATGGCATATATACATTTGTTGCTGATGGACTTGTGGTTGGCTCAACGACATGCTCTCCTACTGTTTGGTTTGGGGTTCCGTGTGCATACCAGCCCAAGTATGTATATCTATGTCCACCAGTAACCGTTTTAACTTCATGGGCGGCAACATAGTTTGACGGGAACATCAATATGTCGCCTTTTTGAGGCTTATAGGTTAAATTCAAATAATTGAAATAATGATGTCCCCCAGTAAAATTTTTGCCGTTCAGTTCTTCTTCTGTGTCTACGCAATCATTAAGGTACACCAAACACGAAACGCTATTTCTTGTGGCTAACTGTTGTTTTGGATGCTCAAATCCGTAGGCGTAGTCAGCGCTCGTATCCGAGTGCACGCCAAGATACAAGCCACCTTTTGTTGGTGAGTAAGAGACAAAGTGCCCCTTTACCTTCCACCATACAACCTTGTATGCCAAAGGGTATTCCCAAAAATAATGAAGAAGGCATTCGTCTTTCGCTGACTCAAGTTCTTCTAGCAGTTTGATTACTTTATCATTTTGCGACTGATGGGCGACAGAGCATCTACGCGGCATTTCTCCTGCAGCGTCTTGTGAATAAATGTATTCGCTTTTGTTTGAAAGTACTTGCTCGCCTGTTTCTGGGTCAAGTGCTGGCTTGTACATCGACGGAGAGTCAAGGTCAACAAGCATTTCCACAATATCAAAAACAGAGTCCCAATCTAGGGAAATTGCGTTTTTAAACACAACAACTCCGCCGCCAAGGTTTTTAACTAGAAAATCACTATTAATCATGCACAAGACCATTCTGTGGCAATTTGTTTTTTGTGTTTGAACTATTTAGTCGTTTTGGCACTCCACTAAATAGTGAATTTAATTTTGAACTCGTCAGTGACCCGATTTCTGCTGTTTTGTATTTGGTGTTTATGTATGAAACATAGTCGTCTACGAGGCTCTCCATCCAAACTTGGCTTTGTTTGCCTACTTGGACTTTACCTCCTGGGCTAATTCCTCTTTCTTCTTGCGCTGAGCCATGGGAAAAATACGTAATGTAGACGTACCTATTTCCGTTTGAGCATGGTTTCACCTCGTGCGTGCCAAGGTAATTCGATGGAAACATTAACAAATCTCCAGATTTTGGTCTATGAGTTACGCCAGCATATGGAAATGATATTTCCCCACCGTTATATTCATGTTCCCCCAAATTTTCTTCTTCAACAGAAGAATTTAAATAAACCAATGCACTCAAAACATGCCTTGTCGCAAGTTGAAGGTCTGGCTCAAATCCAACTTGGTAATTGACGTCGTTATCACTGTGTATCCCCATGCTGCTATTTGGGCCATATGCGGCCACATGCCCAGTTTCTGTCCACCATATGTTTGGCAAAATATGCGGAAACATCTCTATGTACATTAATAGATGTTCGTAAATTGTTTTTTCGCAATTTTCAAAAAACTCTACTAATTGTTTTGGGCTTTCTGGGTTAATAAAATCCATGATGTGGCTTGCGCTTGTGTGTATGTCCTCAATTGGATATCTGTGTCCACTTCTGTTTATCGCGTATGGCTCCGAGCCATCTTCGTGGATAATTGTGTAGTCCTCTTTGAGTGCTTTTTCTTTTAATGCAGCAAAATAGGGAATAACTAAATCATGGTCAACAGTTATCGAATTTGGAAAACAAACAATTCCCATGCCGTAATTAACTGGCTCGTCCATATACGAAGACTACATCAATAAATTCCCACCAAAGAGAATCTAGTTTTTTACGAAAAGCGTCATTCCGTAGAATTGTGGAAAATGATAAGTTGTTCCTTCGGATTCAAGCAATTTCTTGTGAACAATGTAATTTGGGTGCCACTTATATGAGGAGGAATACAAAGTCGTTGAGTCGTTTGAGCCATTGATGGCAAGGCTTCCGCCAGGGTTGAGATTGTCAATCAACGCTTCAATAAACTCCATATCGTACAGGTCCCAAGATTGAGCAACAATCATGTCAAATTTTTCTGTTTTGTCAGAAAGTAATTCTGACTTGTCATAAACAGAATAACCAAATGATGCATGGCCGTCCCAATTTCGCAAATTCTTTTCAAACATAAACAAACCAGCATCATTTACAAAATTAATCTCCATATCATGAAACTTGTCAAAATGACTTTCTGGAGCCAAAAGAAAACTAGATGTACCGCCGACAATTCCGTTGACAAAAAGAATTGATTCTGGTCTTTTTGCATCAATCAAAAACTCACCTATTGGCATTTGTGAGACAACAAGGCCGTACCAAAATTCATGGCTCATCTGTTTGATGGTTTGCCACTGCATGGCCACCGTTCCCAAGCCCAATGTGGTGTGACGCAAATCTACGTTTGCATCAAGAAGTGTTTGCCAACACCTCGTCGACCATTCTTCCATATTTGTTTTGTATTCTTCTAGGAATGGAGACAAGCCAGAAGAGGAAAGTTGTGAAGTTACCATTCCAGTGAAAAGAACTTCTGGTTTCATAATGTTTTACCGTACTTTGCTATTTGCAAATTGAACCATGCGTTTCTAAGTTTTTGCACAAGAAAAGCGTAATTGCCTTGTATAAATTGATGAGCCTGATTTTTGCCAATTTGAGATTCTTTCAACGAGAAAGTTTCTCTTAAGCCATTGATAATTTCGTTAATCTCGTAACTTTCGGCATTTGCGGGCTGAAGGCCCACAACAAACAAAATTTCTGCAATATGCTGCTCGAGGTTGAGAATGTATTCATCAGCATCAAAAAGTTTGTCTGTTGAGCCAGTAGCGCATGACCGTGGCATTTTTTATTCTTCCCTTGCCGAAAAAACGTTGATGACTGCGCAGTCCATCATTTGCCCATTTTTAAATTCCCATTTTCTGCTGACTGAGTTCCATCTTGCAACTTCATTTTCGTAGTCATCGAAATTTACCGCAAGGGATTTTTCCTCTTGCGTTTCCTGTATTTGAATTGGGACAGACGGTTTAGGAATCACGTTTATCAACCAGAAATCAAAATATAGTTTGCAACTTGGCGCTTCAGGGATTCATGGGCGGCGTATTCTGGGTGATTGTCAGGAAAAGAATGCTCGTAAGAGCCGTCGATTGTCGACGGGTCAACATTCAGCGAAACACAAAGAACGCCGATTGAATACTCAAGAAGTTCTTTTGCTTCTTGTTTTGCTTTGGCAAGTTTTTCTGCTGAAAGGTTCATGGCTTAGTCAAGTTTTTCTAGTCGTGCCCGCAGAGATGCGAGAATGCCGAGTTGCGTCTTGATGTCCAACTCCCACGGCTTGGCGTCGTCAGGCGGGGAAAATGCCTTGTCGTCAAAAGACTCAGGGTCAACCCCGTTACGCAAAAGAACGCCATAAATCTCTGTTTCTTTGGCGGCTATTGCCTCTTCGACAAGACGTTTCTGAGTCCTCTTATCAATATTTGTGCTAATTTTCATTGGTTTTCCTTTGAACTGGAGTCAAAAAGTGTCCGTTTCAATAATAGCACTGTGTTCGCCCCTGTAGAAAAAGACGGTGTCGTTGGGGGAAATTGCGCTATTAAAGCGATTGGACTTTACCACGTTTGTTATTGGCATCAAATACGTCTGCATGCCTGTATGCCTGCTTTAGTCCCTCCTCACCCTCAAGGGACCTATTTTGAAAGAGCGGATTTGGCTTTTTGCTTAACTCTTCTTCTGGTTTACCAAATTCTTCGGCGCCGCAATATTTTTTGTAATCCTCGTATAGCGGTTCTAGCCAGTGTGGCTCACACCATGCTTTTACGGTATCCACTTCAAACACCTCAACAAGCACATTGGGGTCACCACTGCCCTGAGCATAAAACGTGAGATATCCGTACCGATTTCCCTCTTTTACTGTGTGTACGCCATGCGTCGCAATAAAATTGCATGGGAAAATAACTATGTCACCCGCTTTTGCTTGATATTTTATTCCCAAATAAGGAAAGAACAATTCTCCACCAGAATATTGGTTTTCCCCAACTTCGCCCTCGTTGACACAATCGTTAAAGTACGCCATGATTGCAATCGTTTGGCGAGCCCCCAACTGACCTTTTGGTATGTACTTTTTCCCTTTCTCTGCTCTAAAATTTGTGTCATTGTCGTTGTGAACGCCAAGATACATGCCTTTTGAGTACCTTAGGGCATGCCCCCTTGTTCTCCACCAAAGGGTTGGCAAAACCATGGGAAATTCATGAACGTACTTGATTACGCATTTGTAAATTGAATCTTCCAGGTACTTAAAAAATTCAACCATGTCCTTTTCTGTGTTTTCGTGAACAACTTGAAGAACTCTTACTGGAACTTCATTCATCTGCTCTATGGAAAACTTGTTTCCGTCTTCATTAATTGCGTACTTTTGCCCAGTGACGTCGTAATCAAATTTCCATCTTTGCTCGTTGGAATTTTTACCTTCTTTATCAATCCAAGACAAAAGTTTTTGTTGGTCAAATTTAAAAGCGTTTCGAAATGCAATTACTCCACCACCAAGATTAACCATTTCAATAGACAATATTTCATTAATGGCCTCATCATCAATGATTGGGTATGAGCCAAAATATCTGTCATCCATAGCCGCAATTTTATCACTTTTGATTTGGGACTGTGATAACGGGAAGTCCTGTGAATGTTGGCCCAATAACATTGTTGTCTGCGTCAAGTCCTGTTTTGATTCCTTTTGTCCACGTCCATGGCTTTTCAGTATTATTTTTTGCTTTGAGTTCGCCATATTTAACCCTCTGTTCAACAAGTTCCTTGTCATCCCACAAGTTGCTCACAGAAACACTTACTTCCGTCATGACCCTGTTGTCATAAACGTTAAAGAAACAGAACGGCTCACCTGCTTTAAACGTTACTGGAGCACCAATTTTGTTTATTTTCCAGTTCATCTGAATTTCGTCTGGCCACCAAAATGTGGGGACAGTCGCAGAAAGTGCTTGCGCATCTTCCCTTAGGTAGTTTGGCAAACCAGAAAACCAAGTGCTGTAATTTTCTTCTGTTCGTATAACCCAACCCATAGCGAAAGAAACCATGCCGATGATTGAGCAATGCACCTGGGTAAACCCGCTTGATGTTTTTTCTCCAGACAATATTTTGGGGACAGAGTTTCCGCCATCCCACTGGACAACAACATCTTCGCTCAGTACAAGTTCCCAACCAAAAACATTTGCAACCGACATTGGCATGCATTGATAAGCATGCTTTTTGTAGGTCTCGTCCATCCAGTCCCTTTTGATTCTGGACTGCCTAATTTCTGGTGGATTTTGTGTTGTTTTGACAAATTGAACATTTGTCATTGTGAGGCGCTAACTCCACGTGTTGCTGCCTGTGGCGAGTAGGACTGTGGCTTATTGTGAAATGTGTCGTCGTAGTCGAACATGGTTACTGCTGAGTATTTGGTTCCACTTTGCACTGGAAGCGACGCGTGGGAAAATAAAAAATTTGATGGGAAAAACACAATGTCGCCTGCTTCTGGCTTGAACTTTAAATCAAAATGCGGAAAAATTAATTCTCCGCCCTCATAGTCGTCATTCAAGTACATTACTGATGAAATTGTGCATGTATAGGAGAAGCCATCATCCGTGTGTACTTGAAAGTGCTGATTGCGCCCATATTTGACATAATTGATTGCTTCCATGTAGTCCATCTTTACGTTGTACATCGACTCGTAATGTCTCAGGCATGGAATTAATCTTTCGTTCGTATCTGACCAAATCCGAGTAATTTCGGAAAATTGGGCTGGTGCGCTTATTGCAATTTGCTCGCTGACTTTGCAATCAAAGCAGTCTCTATATTCGGGCATTTTTTGTTGGTGCCCCACAAGGGCTTCCATCCACATGTAGGGAGGGGTTGTGCTTGTCCCTATGGTTTCCTCAAGGCGCTCGATTAACCGAAGTTCTCTGGGAAGCATATTTCTGTAAACCATAATTGCAAAACGCGGGTCACCCAAATACTCACATGAGACGTTTACGCTTGTGTTCATTTTGTGTTGCCTTCCTTGGTGTGAAGCAACATCATAGTAGAATATTGCCGTGACTGCAAAGACGATATCCCAAGAAATCTACAATCTTCCAATATCTATTTACGAAATACCAATTAAGTCTGCCGACGGGAAAAACAATGACGTTTTGGGCGACGCAAAAGGGAAGGTAACGCTTCTTTTCAATGTCGCTGCTGGCTGTGGCAACATACCCCAGCATGGCGTAATTGAGCAACTTCATCAAATGTATAAGGGAAACGATAATTTTAAAATATTGGCCGTTGTCGTGGATGATTTTGTGTGTCACGGATATGAGCAATTCCAGGGCGGTCTTGCCACATATGCAGAAAAAAACGGATTAGACCTTACCCCAGGTCAAATTGCTCAAGATTATGCTCAAAAACATTTTGGTTCAACTTACGAGTTTACAGAATTGACAAATGGACGCTTTGACAAACATTCGTATAGTGAAAATTACATACCAAACTCACAAAAAATTCAAGATATTCACGAACTTTGGTTTTACCTTACTGGTTGCTACAAGGCCGATTATCAGGAAAATGGCACTCCGTATACGGATGAATTTATACCCTGGGCAAAAGTAAAAGCATCAAAGCCAGATGACAAAGTGGGAATGTGTAATCTGACTGGAAATTTCACAAAATTTCTGATTGACAAAACTGGAACCAAGTTTGTTCGATATCACAATTCTTTTCTTCTTGGTGAGCGAGATATTTATGGTCAACCTTTTTACTGGTGGCAGGGTCAAGGCTTGCAAAAAATAAAGGAAGAACTTGGGGAAGAAGAGTTTTTCAAATGGACAAATGCGCCCTACCCAACAAAACTGCAACAAAAGGGCATTGACGAGTCTTTGCGAATAATTAAAAACGATATTGATTACATGTTGGGAATGTAATCACTTAACAAGAAACAAGTTATTTCTATCTTTGACTGGGATTAATGAATTTCGTTTTTCTTGAGCATCAACTTTTTCAAAAATCCCAATAAGTGAATTTCTGGTTTTGGGTTCCTTGCCTGCTGGCACTGCATCGCTGTATAGGCACCTGCCCTGCCACGCAATCGCATCGCCAGCCATGGGCATATGTTGATATATTTTAGAAACATCATCATTCGCCAGCGTATGACAATATTTGCTGTATGCCTGGTATTTTACTGCAGTGCTCAAATCGCCAACTATTTCTGTGTCAAGTTTTAAGGTGTGAGAGCCTGCTGATATTTGCAGTACTCCAGATATTGGGTGATGGTCCTCAATGGCCACCATTGCCATAATCGTCCCTGGCGATGTAATTTCCTGATTGCACCAGGGCACTTCAATTTTCCAATTCCCGCCAGAAAACAACATGTGCGCTTCAACAAAAGCCAATCCGTACGCAGAACCAAGTGAATTTGCCAAAACATCCATAAATTCACTGCAAAGAATGGAAACTATGGTTTCGGAAACAAGATGCTCTTTTTTGGATGGCAAATAAGATTGCTGGCTGGTTGAAGCCGCGGACATGCGTTCTGCATATTCCAATTTATATTTATTAATGTAATTCTCAGATATGGAGTTGAGAAATACTGCATATCCATTATCGACAAAATCTTCATGCTTGTCATATGATGTGTATTGTTTTAACATCCTGTAGTCAACATAAGAATGCCTGCCAGTATTTGTTTTGTGCCCATGACCATTAATGTGAATATTTTTGCCAAAAGTGTTTAAAGCATGTAGAAATCCTGCGCTTTCAACAAAACCTGTTTCTAGCCCCAATTCATCAATTTTCCCATTTGCTATTTGCTGCCACGCATTGGCAACTGCTTGATATCCAGTTGTCTCCCCCACCCAAAAGTGTCTAGCAATAACTTCGGTAACTGTGTAATCGTGATATGGGGTTGATGTGTCAAAGCCCTTGGGGATGTTTGTCTCCATGGGGTGAGACTATCATTCTTATATGGCTACCAACTTAAATATTGGCGTTGTTTCACTTGGCGTAATGGGTTCTTCTATTGCCTTTTCTTTGCGCGAATCTGGCCACTCGGTTATTTGGGCATCTGAGGGTCGCTCGCAAAAAACCCAAAAAAGAGCCTTATCTGTCGGAGCATTTGACGTTGTGACGATGGAAGAACTATCAAAACGTTCTGACTTAATTATGTGTGTGGGTTTTGGTAACTGCGGGCCAGAAACTGCAGAAAAACTAGTCAAGACTGGATTTGACAAACTTCTTGTTGACTTCAATTCTTTATGGGGAGAACAATCAGAAAAAAAATTTTATGAGATAACCGCAAAAGGAAAATATGAATATGTTGACGGAGCAATTCATGGGTATCCACTCAATGAAATATTTAAAAAAGATGGGCTCACTCGCCTTATGCTTTTGCACGGAGAGAAAGCAGAATTCGTTGGTTCTTTGTTTATTGACTCAGTTTGGACAATTGTTAATTGCAAAGAAACAGCAAAAAAAGAAAACAGGATTATGAGCCAACAACCGTATAGAACGATGGAGTCGTATACCTAAATCCCTTTGTAATCATTGTTACGCCATGTAGGTAATTAACGTCTCCTGGGTGCATTACCGCTAATCCAGGTTTTGGCCTTATGGTGATGTCGTGTTGGGGGTAGAACAAGTCGCCGCCCTCAAAATCGTCGTTGTAATAAAACAACGAGTTGAGGTCATAATCAACAAATGCATTTGGTCTTCCGTCGTTTAGTTGTTTGTCTGCGTGCGGGCGCTGTTCAATTCCTGGGCGCCACTTCATTATTACTGGTGGGCGCTTACTTACTTTGACTTTGTAAAAGTCTTCTATTGTTTTTTGCATCTTGTCAATATATTTATCGACAATAAACCAAACTTGTTTGTTGAGTTTTTCCAGTATCTCACTACTGCATTGCCTATCATTCCAGTAGTCTGCATCATACAAACATGTGCCGTCTTCGGCATATACGCTCTCTGCAGAGTTGTTCCATTCATTAATTGTTGGACAAAAGTCTTGAATTATTTTAAGGTCTTCTAATTCAATAAAATTTTCAATAACAACAATATTGGAGACGCTGTTTCCAAAATGCCCTGGTTTAATTTTCCATGGGCTTTCTGCTGTAACGTCCATGCTCATGTCACAACCCTAACGGCAACTGCATTGTGGTTCTGGATTTTACTAATCAGCACGGACCCAATTTTGGATTAAAGCAAGGTGGGAAATATGGCGGGAAGAATGGGGGGAAGAATGGCGGGAAGAAAGGAGGAAAGAATGGCGGGAAGAACGGTGGGAAGAACGGCGGGAAGTATGGAGGGAAAAAGGGTGGGAAAAATGGCGGGAAATATGGAGGAGTTACCGATGGTGATGCCCCTGAAACATCTGATGGAACACCGTAATTTGTATTTGCGACAACCGTAAATGTATAAGAAGTTCCAGAAGTTAAGCCAGATACGGTTATTGGCGAAGATGAGCCAGTCCCAGTCAAACCACCAGGACTTGAGGTCGCCGTGTATGTAACTGTTCCCTTGCCAATGTAAGAAGACGGCGTGAAAGCAACGCTTACTGACTGAACGCTGTTTGGGTTGGTGTTATTTACAACGGGAACGGCCGTGCCCGTTGGACTTGTTGGCGTAGTTGGCTTTTTGCCACCGCTGTCTTTTGGCGCTCTAGTTGGCATAAATTACGCTGAAATGTCTCCAACTAAAACCCAAGTGTTTTCCGCTCTCTTTATGAGGGAGGCGTATGACCATTGGGCTCTAAGTTTCAAGCCAGGAGTTGCGTTAATCGTTACTCCGCCAGTTGCAACAACGGTTGTTTGACCAGAGCCAGTTTGCAAAATGTTTATTTGTGAACCAACTGGAAAAGCCTGTGACGAGTTGAGCGGCACAGTCAAGTTGTTTGCAGAGCCAACGTTCATTTCGACAATCTTATTCTTGTCAGATAGCACCAGCGTGTAACTCGCCGTTTGAGCATTTGTTGACACGTCTGCCAAAGCAATTGTTGCTGTTGAGCCTTCGCCAGGCGTGTGGGTTACCGATATCCCAGTTCCAGCGGATACATCGGCCATGTAGTTGCCGTTGGTATTCGTGCCAAGGGTTATTGTCGGATTTGAACCAGAAGTTACGCGACCGTATGTGTCAACTGTTACCGAAGTGTATGTCGATGCTGATACGCCAGTTGTTGCCAAGTCTATGTTGTCTGCGTTTACTACGATTCGACCAGAATCGGCAGTCCCTACATTGAGCGTTGTTCCAGAATATGAAAGACCAGTTCCAGCAACGACTACTTGCGCAGCGTTAAAAGTCGAATAAGTTACTTCGCTTGTTCCGATGACGATTGGGCTTGCAACTGACGAGTTGACGAAACCGAATCCAGCGTTTGTGCTTCCATTTGTGACAAAGCAAAAATCGCCCGATTTGAGTTCACCACTTGGGTTATTGTCAGCGTCTGTTGCTCGCGTCAACTGCCATGGATTTGAGCCGTCACCAACTGCGGTTACGGTGTAAATTCCGTTTTGTTTAGCATCAGTTTGCGATTTAACCAAAATTCTTTGCCCAACAGAAACAGATTGGCCGTCTATTGTTCCGATTGCGCCATTGGTGCTTTTAGTGAGTGTGGCGCCGACGCCAGATGTTCCGTTTGAGTAAGTTCCATCTAAGTTTGCTGTGGTTGCAACATGGACAGGCTCATGGAAGTTGATGTTGCTAACAACATTGTCAACATATTGTTTGGTCACAGCGTGCAGGGCGCTAGACGGGTCACCAGACAAAGAAACTGTTCCAGTCGATGTTATGTTTGCAAATGTGACGTTGCTACTTGTGCCAACAGCCTGCCCAATTGAAATTGAAGCACTCGAACCCTCGCCAGGAGTGTGAGTTACTGTTACGCCAGTTCCAGCCGTGACATCGGAAACATAGTTGCCACTTGTGTCGGTTCCAAGTGTTATTGGTTGGTCAACCCATGCAGTTCCGTTAAACATCAAGAAGTCTTTATCCGCAGCGGCTGTAATGGTTACGCCTGTAATGTCGTCAATGCTATTTATCGCTGGAATTGAGTCGTTAATCCAGGCAGTGCCGTTCCATTTCAGGAATTGGCCAGATGACGCACTTGTTATGGTGACGTCACCAATATCATTCAGTGCGGTAATTGACGCCGAAGAAACTGCTCCATCAACATAGAGTTTTGTTGCGGCATGCGAATTTTCTGTAGGTGTTGGCACCGAAACAGAACCAGTAAACGTTGGGGATGCGAGAGGCGCCTTTGCATCAAGTTGTGTTTGAATTGGTGAACTTACACCATCTACGTAATTGAGTTCAGTCGTAGAAAGTGTTGCTCCATCAAGGATGTTGATTTCTGATGCGGTTGATGTAACTCCAGTCAGGTCGGTTGGAGCAATCGAAATATCTGCTGAACCGTTAAAAGACTTTCCAGCAATATTTCTTGCTGTTTGCAAAGTTGTAGCCGTGCTGGCGTTTCCAGTCACTGCACCTGTGAGATTTGCGTTTACGGTAGCAAAACTCACAGTTGCGCCTGTGCCGACATCTTGCCCAATTGACAAGGTATTGCCAGTTTTGGTGATTCCTGTTCCCGCAGTTATATTGGCGGCGCCAGTGAACTGAGACCAGTTGAGATTATCTGTTCCAATTATGTGTTTCCCGTTTGTGCCAGTTCCAAGAGAGTAAAGAATAAAACCTTGGTTTATGTTTGTTGCGCCACTTGCAGTGTAAACGGCGTCACCACGAGCCACATCGTCATTAAATCCATCTTGGTCAGATGCTCTGGTAAGAACATAAACTGCGCTTGCTGAGCCTTGAGCCGTAACAACATAAAGTCCGTTTTGAGTTGCATCTACTTGATTTTTGACTAGGATTCTGTCGCCAGTTGTGGCATTTGTTCCGTCGACCAAAAGACGCGCATTTGAGCCAGCCGTGAGTGTGGCCCCAACACCGCTTGTTCCATTGTTGTATGTTGGAGAATTTGGCAGAGCGGCAGCAGTTGTTAGTTCAACCGCAACGTGCCAGTTGATGCCTGCAGAAATTGTGTCTGCATAGTTTTTTGTTACGGCATCAGTTCCGTTTACTGGGGTTGGGACTGTGACCGTACCAGTAAAAGTTGGAGATGCAAGCGGCGCAATGACGGTAGTGTTGACACTTACGGTTGCCGTTGAGCCTTCACTTGGTGTGTGGCTTACAGTTATGCCAGTGCCAGCAGAGACATCAACCATGTAGTTGCCCACAGTGTCAGTGGCAAGATTTACCGCATCATTTACCCATGCAGTTCCGTTCCAGCGCAGAAAGTCACCATTTGCGGCATCGGTAATCGTTACGTCGCCAAGGTCATTTAGAGCGCCTGCCGAAAGGTTTCCTGACCAATACGCCAATGAGTTCCATGCGGAAGAACCATTACCAATTTTCAGTTTGCCAGTATTTGTCTCGTAGCCGAGTTCCCCACTTGACAGAATCGGGTTTGTTGACGACCAGTTAGACGAAGTATCACGACGCAAAAGTATTTTTTTATACGACATTGTTAAGCAGAGCCTCCGTCAGCATGCATGTTTGTGTCAGAGATTTCGGTTCTAGCAAACCCGCCATCAAGTATGACATTATTTGGTCGTCCTCTATACCAATATGAGCCAGCCCACTGGAACTCCTTGCCAGCCACCGTAAATCTTTGATTTAGGGAGGGTGATGAAGGGAAAACGACTGCCATTTCCCAATTATCCCACAAAATAACGATTTAAAGGCTAAACCGCATACCAGCCGTCACCCCAAAGGGTCAATAATCTTGCGAAATAATCGTTGTAGCGAATTGCCACAGTATCAAGACCATATTTGGCTATGGCGCTTGCCCTTATGGCAGACCTATCAAGTGCTTTTGCTTTCTCCATTGCCTCAATGAATTCTTTCAATGTGCGACAACGAAATCCGTTGAAACCGTCTACAACTGTTTCCGTAAACGCCCCCCAATCAGTTGTGATGGTCGGAGTTCCGCATGCTTGCGACTCGATGACGACTGTTCCAAATGGCTCTATGTATATAGTTGGCGCAAATGATGCAATCGCATTCCCAAATAATTCGGCGCGCTTTTCTTTTCCGACAACGCCAACATATTCTCCATACGAAGGCTGATTGCCTTGTCCTGCAATAATTAAACGGGAGTTGGTTCTCCTACATGCTTCTACGGCTATTTCATACCCCTTGCGTTCAATAAGGCGCCCCATAAATAAGTAATAATCACTTGGTTTATCCACAAATGGAAACAACTCTGGCTCTATGTATGCAGGTATAACAGCATCAAAAAAATTTCCATTGGCAGAAGCAGGGTTTCCGTTTGACTGCGCCCCATAAACCGTATGCATCCATGCGTATGATTCAAATACTCGATATTTTGCAAATGTTCCTGGATAGCCAATCCCAAACTCAACTGTCATATGGCTTGGGTAAGCGTCGGCAATTGGTTTGTGGGAGTATCCGCCTATGACGCAAATAAAATCGTGTTCTTGCAATCGTGTTTTTAATTTTGATATTACTCGATTGTTAAATTTGACCCAGTGGGGGAGGGCATGGTCGAATGAAGCCATTGTGTAATGGTTTTTGCCAACCGCATCTAATCTTTCCGTCTCGCTGAAACACTCAATATGCTCGTCACATGGCGCATCGTTCTTGTCGCCAGAATATACATAGACCGTATGCCCAATCGACTTCATCATTACAGCAAACTTTCTGACTTTTTCAGTAAAAGCACATGCTGTAAAATCAAACGTTGTTTGCGTATGGGGCAAACTAATGACGTGAAATCTCACGCAGTGATGCTAACAGTTTTCGTTATGAAAGAACGAGGTTTCCAGTTGATGTAAATGTGTGAACCGTATACGAAGTTGCGCCTGTCGGTCCGACAACTTTTGTACCGCCAGTTATTGTCATGCCTGTTGCATCTGCTGTCAAGTAACGAAGAATAACTATGCCACTTCCACCGTTCCCAGCCGCTCCAGCACCGCAAGGTCCTGCGTCGTTGCCACCCGCACCTCCACCACCGCCAGTGTTCGTCGTTCCGCCTTGCCCTTGTTCCTCCTGCCGCCCACCATATCCGCCACCTGCGGTTGCGCTTCCCCTCGTACCCTGAAGTGTTTGACCAAACCACATGACGCCGCCACCTCCACCTCCAGCCCTTGCCGTAGATGTTCCATTGATGCTTGATGAAAGCCCTGCGCCTCCCGCGCCTCCGACTGCTTCGCCGCCACTTCCGCCAAGTCCACCTGCTCCACCTCCGCCACCGCCACCGCCAGGGCTGACGTTGTTTGGCAACCCGCCGTCATGTCCCTGCCCTGCAGTTCCTGATGCTCTTCCCAATCCAAGGTCCGATACGAAGGATGCAGTTCCGCCACCAGAACCGCCAGCACTTCCACTTAACGCTCCAGCATTTGAATGACCACCACCACCACCAAGCGAGATAATGTTTACGCCATCACCAGATATTGAAGAATTTCCGCCAGTCCCACCAAGGGCGTCGCAGTCAACTGCCTGCGCTCCGCCACCGCCGACAGTAATCGTGTATGTGGCGCCAGCGGTTAGCGAAACTGATGTTTCTGCTGATGAGCCTCCTCCAGATGTTTCTCCTGTTACGGAGTTTCTGTAGCCACCAGCACCGCCACCACCTGGTCCACCTCCGCCACCGTTCAATGCACCACCGCCGCCGCCAGCAATAACCAAATGTTGCATTGCAAGCAGGCGTTTTGAACCTTGAGAGAAACCGAACTTTTTGACTGTTCCAGCCGAAAACGAGTTAAAAATCGGCATGATTATGCAAATCTGGTTTGGCTCGCAAACACAGTGAATGTAGCGCTTGCTGTTTTGATTACCGTCATCGTGTACCCGTCAATGGAAGAAGCGTTGCCACCCGTGGGTGCTGTGCCGCCTTGCCATTTCGGTGTCACTGCGCTTCCGTCTACTTGGAAGACTGTAGGTCTGTAGGGTGTCGCACCATTCGTGTTCAAAAAAGTTACTGTCGCTATGTCGCCAGTAGCCATAACAGAATCCATTGAAGAACCTGAACTTCCCCTTATGTTTAGGGTGAAGTTGGCGGTCGCATTTGTCGTGTAATACACGGTCGGATTGGTGAGAAAGTCAATATTGATTGTTCCCGTTGCCGCCGTTGCGGATATCAGGGCAGACTCAATTACCGTTTTGAGTGTCAATGTTCCAGAAACATTTGCGGTTGTTGATGTAACGCCAGTCAAACCAGAAAAAGAAGTCTGCGTCGCACCGAGTGATACGGACGTGGAACCTATCGTCACTGAAGAATTGACTAATTTATTGTTCGCTATTGTCCCAGTTGCAATTTTGGCGTTGGTGACAGCAGAGTTTGCTAGTTTGTCTTCAGTAACTGAACCAGTCTCAAGTATGGCTGCTCCCGTAATGACGCTCCACGAGGTGCCGTCAAACAGCCATGTTTTAGTTCCGACAGTAAATGTGTCACCGTTCGTGGGGGAGTTGGGAAAATCAATAGGCATTAGGCAATCACCAAACTTCCACTAGAATTGAATGTGTGAACCGTATATGCGGTTGCGCCTGTCGGTCCGACGACTTTTGTGCCGCCAGTGATTGTGTAGCCACTTGCGTCTGAGGTTAGGTACCTAACAATAACTACGCCTGAGCCGCCCAAACCGCAGAGTTCTCCAGCGGAGCCATAAGCACCACCGCCTCCTGAGCCAGTGTTTATTGTGCCGCTGTCTGCGCCAGCCACGGTGTATCTACCACCTTTACCGCCACCTCCAGCACCACCGTTTTCTACTTGAGCCATGTATCCACCATGTCCGCCACCGCCGCCAGCGCGGGTAACAGAAGTGCCAGTGATTGAACTTGCTAAACCGTTTCCACCACGACCCATGTTTGTGGTGGTATTGACTGAGGCTCTACCGTCATATCCGACCTGTCCAGCGCCTCCACCGCCTCCTCCACGGGTATTGGTCCATTCTCCGACATTATTTGAACCTATTCCTCCGCCAAATCCTTGCGATGCCGTTCCAGCCCCTCCTGCCGCATTGGCGGTTTGACCCATGCCACCGCCTCCACCCGACCCACCAGCAGCACCTGCCACACCGTCATATCTTCCACCGCCACCACCACCCGTTGATGTGACGCTATGAAACACGGAGTTTCCGCCATTTCCGCCAGCCGTGTACGCCTGGTCTCCTCTTGTTCCACCAGCACCAATTGTCACCGTGTATGTTCCTGCCAATAAATTCAAAGGCGACTCACTGCTTGTATTTTCTCCACTTGTTTCCAAAATAGTAGAATTGCGATATCCGCCTGCACCGCCTCCGCCTCCCCAACCTCCTCCACCGCCGCCACCAGCGATAACCAAATACTCAACTGTTACAGCACGAACATGCGCCGTGCCAGTTGACCACGCAGAGCCAAGCCAAACTTTTTGCATGTTTGTATCCGTCTCAAAAATGGTTTGTCCAGTAAACGGTGAGCCTGGTCTCGTAGAGGAAGTACAAATAGTTATCGCCGACAAGGTTGAAGCAAGTTTTGCTTGAGTGACTGCGTTTGATGCAATATCTGCTTCTACTACTGCACCAGAAGCAATTTTGGCAGTAGTGACAGCGCTATCCGCAAGTTCAGATGTTCCCACGGAACCAGCAGTAATCGTGCCAGTAACAACTTTCCAAGTTGTTCCGTTCCACTGCCAAGTGCGACCGCTGTCTGTATGGGTGTCACCGTTGGAAGGACTTGAAGGAAAAGATAATGCCATGTGGTATTACTCCTCCGACGGCAATTGAATTGCTTCCCACTCTTGATTCTCTTCGTTCCACGACCAGAATCCGTGTTCTTCTGGTCGTGCTACTGGTGCCTCCCAGTCAGCCGTTTCCTCATTGAGAGTCCAAGAAGGGTATGGTTTTGGTGGGATGAAGGCATCCAAAACGGAATTGTATGTGTATCCAGTGCCTGCATATCTGAAACGAATGTTGCCGTTATAACTTGTTTGTTTCCAAGTGCCACCTAATAGGTTTCGGCAAAACTCTGCGCCTACTGATTCAGATTCGTTGCCGTCTGCATCTTTGCAGTCGTCATTGGATACGACGATTACTCGCAAGACAATGTTGTCTTCGCCAAGTTCAGCAAAATGTGCCATGTTTATATCCTTTTTTGTTGTTTTGCCCGTTTAAAGTGTATACCATTCTGACAATCATAAAAATACATTGAAATTGATAACAACGCGCGCTTTGGCGTTTGTAAATGTTTCCCCAGAATGGAATGTGTTTGCTGGAAACGAGATAAACCTATTGGATTTGCTCTCTACCCGTTTCCCATCAGAAAAAACGGTGCCACCGTCACAATCGGTCAAATACAGGATTCCCGTAGTCATCAAGGGGTCGTTGAAATCCGTGTGCATCCCCCATTGTTTCACTTCGCTATGGGGGACAGTCAGGTTGGCTTTGATGCGCATTATTTTTTGGGGGTTCAATATGGAGAGCACTGGTTCCACAGCCCAAAGGTACGGGCTGTTCCATTTGTCGTCAAAGTAGAAGGTGTGGGTGAATTGTGAATCAAATATGCCGTCGTCGTTGGTTGCCTGTGTTTTGTATGGTCGGTAGAACCATGGAAAGTTGTCGCCCATCATTTGGGCTTTGATGTTCTCAAATGTTTCCGAAGGAAGAAAGTTGTCTATGAGAAGAACATCATGTTGTGTTTTCTTGGTCATGTCCAAGAAACGCTACCAGAGCCAGAAACCACCGCATATGTTTTACCCGCCGATATGCCAGAAGTACTTATTGATGCACCACCAGTTGCCGAAATCGTATAGTCGGAAGGAAATCTCAATACAACGACCCCAGAACCACCGTTTGCTCCGAGGTAACCGCCACCACCAGTGTTTTCGGCACCGCCACCGCCACCGCCACCAGTTCCAGCAGTTCCAGCGGTTCCAGCAGCATTTGTGTTACTTGAACCTCCTCCAGCAGTTGCCGCTGCCCCCGCATTTCCGTTTGAAGGTCCACCAGAACCGCCACCTGCTCGCGATACAGCAGTTCCAGTTACAGAAGATGAAATACCCGCTCCGCCGTTGCCGCTTGTGGAGCCGTTGCCACCAGCGCCACCACCGCCACCGCCGTAGGCATCTTTGCTGGCGCATCCTGCTCCATCAAACCCTTGAGCAGAAGTTCCAGCGCCGCCAGATGTTGCACCACCAGAAGTAGAGGAGCCTCCACCAGAACCACCAGTGCCACCTGTTCCGTTTGCAATTGCCGCACCGCCCCCAATAGAAGTAATGGTATGGAATACCGAATTGGAACCCTGTGTTCCTGGATTGTTCCATGCGCTTGAATTTGCTGCTGCTCCACCAGCACCCACGACTACTGTGTATGATGTTCCTGTATTGAGTGTTAGTTGTGACTCAACAGTCGAGTTTCTTCCAGATGCTTCCCCAATAACAGAACTTCTATATCCCCCAGCGCCTCCACCAGCGCCGCCAGATGCGTCTCCAGTTGAGTTTCCAGCGCCTCCACCACCCGCTATTACAAGATATTCAACCGTTAATGGTGGTCTAGCCTGACCGAATTTTTGTTGATAGTCAGTGAGATTCCAGATACCGCTTCCGAGACTTGTCGCTATTGGACCGATACGTCCACCCATCCCACCCATTAACTAATCTCCTCGTAAGAGCACACCGCCTCAAGGTCGCCATTAGCGCTAGCGGTGAGACGTAGTTCGTCGCCTTCTTCTAAATAAATTGATTTACTGATGACATCAAGGGTTGCGTCGGCAGGAACCGAAACAGTGTGAGCAATTTCGTACGAAACAGATGAACGGAAAAACGCAACCGAAATATCGGCAGCATTCGTCCCATCAACATTGGCGACATACAAGGCGTTGACTTTAAATACCTTGCCCGATGCGGCGCTGTTCGTAACAATAGCCGTAGCAGATGTCGTGACTGCCAAAACAGCCGTTTTACCTGTGATTGTAGAAACGTTAACGATGTTAGGTGCAGCCATTTCAGCCTCCAAAAACTATTGACATGGCGATTGCCTTGCCAGTTGATGCGTATGTCGGTGTTTGCCATTCTAAACCAGTAGAAGTTGAAGAATTAGCCACAAGTATCTGACCATTCGTGCCGACAGTTAAATTGTCCACTGTGTTGTCTGCCGTGCCGACGAGTAGGTCACCTTTTGCATTAATCGTGGATAAAAGAACGTCCACTGCTGTCGCCCCAACTTCAACCCAAACACCATCAAAATAGACGTAGGTCGCACCATCATCTGAGTCAAACCATAGTTCACCGCTCAACGGAGAAGACGGAGCAGTTGAGGAAACGGTGATTCTTGCACCATTCGGTATGCCACCGATTTCCACCCAAGACGAATCGTAGTAAATGAAAGTTTGACCAGTGTCAGAATCAAACCACATCTCGCCAGCGCTTGGCGAAACTGGTGCACCTGATGAAATTGTGACGTATTGTTCTGGTCCTGTCGGACCTGTCGCACCAGTAGCACCTGTCGGTCCTGTCGGACCAGTAGCACCAGTTGGTCCTGCGGTGTCAAAATTAATATATGTTGTTCCATCATTGGTGAATTGCCATTTGTCTGTTGTTTCGTTCCATATGATGGCTACATTGTCGGAGGTTCCGCGCTCTACTTCTATGCCAGCATTCGTTGTCGGGCTTCCCGTGACGCCAGAGTTGAGTACAACGATGTTGTCTTCTACGGAAAGTGTCTCAGTGTTGAGGGTCGTTGTGGTTCCGTTTACCGTCAAGTTGCCATTGACGGTCAAATCGTTTGTTACTGTAAATGAAGTAGCGGCTCGCGTTCCATCAGCCAGCAAATATTGTGGATGGTCATCGTCTGAAAGACCAGTCAATGTTCCGTGGTCTGATACTGGTGCCGTGGCAAGGTTTCCACCGCTGATGAAGGAGACACGCAAATCTTGGATTCCAGTTAGCCTCGCATTCGGAGTATTTGTATAAGCATTTGCGGCTTGGTAAATAATCTTGTAAAGGATTCTGAACTCGGCGACAGGGAAGTCGTCAAGATTCATGTCGTTCCAGGAAGCCGCTTCGGCAGAGCCTTGGTCGGTGTATTGCGCCTGACCCATCATCGCAAAAATCGGGTCGTTCAGGTCGTTCGTGGCAACTATGTAGGTGATGCCGAACTTGTTGTTATCAATGTCTGGAGTTGACCAAACGCCACCAGAAAATTGGTTGAAGGTGACGCGAGAGGTTCCCTGTTTCATCGGGAACTTGGTTGCCGCGTCCCTCCTGTAGTGCGTATTAGTCCGATAAAAGACTGGAAGTTCCGCTCCGCCCTGCAACACTTGTTCGTGCGAATTTGCCGCTGGAGTGGCGGAATGGGTGATATTAATTCGTAAATCTTCGTCAAAGAATGTTCCGTTCGCAATGTCAAGTTGCGCATGCGAATCAGACGAGCCGTTGCCAGTCGTCGTATAGTTGTTTACTCCGAATCCGTTGGCTATTGCTGCGCCGCGAGTTCTGTGCAAATACTCGTGCGTTGCCCAGTCAAGGGTGACTCCGTGACGTTCGTCAGCAAAGAAGTGATTAACTCCGTCGGATTGATTCCAGTACACGTAAGCGACTGGTGCTTCGGACGAAAGCGTGAAGAAAGAAGTCTTATAACTAAGAGTTCCGCTTGAGTTGTAGTAGATGTAATAGAGCGCGGAAGTGTTGGGGAGGGTGACATTTTCCGTTCCAGTTTTGACGAACCGTATGCCGTTCACCCAAATAGTGAAAGAACCAGAAACAGGCGAAATGCTGAATTGCCTGTTGCCGTTATCAAAACTGATATTGCAACTATCTGCGTTCTCAAAACCCATCGGTTCGCTTGATGGGCGAACTGCGTTTACCCAGTTTGTTCCGTTAAACTCAAGCAACTGACCGTTTTGAGCAGAAGTGATGACAACATCTGACAAATCATTGAGCGGTCCTGTCGGTCCTGTCGGTCCAGTCGCTCCTGTAGCGCCAGTTGCGCCCGTCGGACCCGTTGCACCGACTGGTCCTGTTGCGCCAACTTCGCCCTGTGGTCCTGTTGCGCCAGTTGCTCCTGTGGCACCTGTTGCTCCATCTGCGCCGTTTGAACCAGATGGACCTGTCGCGCCCGTCGGACCTGTCGCGCCTGTTGCTCCATCTGTGCCGTTTGCGCCAGTAGCGCCTGTGGCACCAGTCGGTCCTGTAGCACCCGTTGCACCTGTAGCACCCGTTGCACCTGTAGCACCCGTTGCACCTGTAGCACCTGTAGGTCCTGTCGGTCCTGTAGCGCCACTTCCACCACCACCACCGCTCATGGGCATATTCACCCATTCGCCAGCCTCATTATCCCAAGCCAAAACATCATTCGGCTGAATATCAGTGATATTGACATCCAACAAGTCAACAAGTTCTTCAATTTGTGGCAAATCAGTTAACTGAATCCATGAACTGGAGTAGTAAATAGAAAGATTCAATAACTCCGAGTTGAACCAAAGATTCCCTTGCTCTACATCTACCGTTGGCGCTGTATCAGAAACAAAAACAGTTGATGTTCCGCTCCCAACTTCAATCCACTCTCCACCAGACCTGAAGTAAAAAGAATCATTTAACGTGTCAACAGCAATTGCGCCATCAGGCAGTGAGGCTGAAGGAACACCATTTATCGCAGAAGTAATAAGTCCAGATGCCGCCTTGAATACATCGTCTGTCGCAAGTACATTTGCAGAATC